GAGCTTGGAGTCAAGATGTCTAAGACTGTGAAAAAAGTTGGATGTTCTAACTTAAAAACTTTGATTGAAGATGAGAAAGTAATATTCAATGATTATGATATTATATCTGAACTTACCACCTTCATACAAAAACACAACTCGTTTGAAGCGGAAGAAGGATGTAACGATGACCTTGCTATGTGTCTTGTCATATATGCATGGTTAGTTCAACAAGAATATTTTAAAGAACTTACAGATCAAGATGTAAGAAAAAGAATATATGAAGATCAAAGAGATCAAATAGAACAGGACATGGCACCATTTGGTTTTATATCTGATGGATTAGAAGATGAGAGTTTTGTTGACGGAGAAGGAGATCGTTGGTATGCTGATGAATATGGTGATCGTTCTTACATGTGGGATTACAGATGATTAGACTTTTAAAATTATTAGGAAATATTGTTGACCCAAGTTGGTGGGCAGATCTTATTGGTGAAAAATCAGGAGCATATGAACGTGCAAGAAAACCAAACAAGTTTAAAGAATGGAAGTTAAAACAACCTTTATGGAAACAATTTTTTATAGAAGTTTTAATGTTTACATTAATTGCACTAGCATTTGAGCCAGTATTAAACATGTTAGGCATGTCAATGTTACCTTGGAGATGGTTTTGATGAACCTAGAAGATCAGTTTGGATTAGAACATTTACTCTTTGAACAGAGAAAATGTAAGATATGTGGTGAGACAAAAGAATTAATAAATGATTTTTACAAAACAAGAAAGGACAGGGGAAATATACCATCAGCATACGCATATGAGTGTAAGAGATGTTCAATAAAAAGAGTTTCAGATAAGAGAAAAAGAAAGGAGTTAGTAGAGATTTATCCTGATTGGTAGTGTTCACGTCATGTTTCCCCATTTGGAGAGGTAGCAATTTATAAATAAATTTAGTAAAACAAACGTGGAACTCGGAGAAAAACATGGCTGGCATAGGTTTAGTATCTCCAGGCGTTAAGGTTAGGGAAGTTGACCTTACGGTTGGTAGAATTGACTCCATAAGTGATCAGACAGGTGCAATAGTAGGCCCCTTTGAAAGAGGCCCTGTACTAGAACCTTTGCTTATTGAAAATGAGCAAGATTTGATTGATCTTTTTGGAAAACCATCACTTAATGATAGACAGTATGAATACTGGTATACCGCTTCAAACTATCTACAGTATGGTGGTGTATTAAGAGTCATTAGAGCAGACGGTGCAAATTTAAATAACGCAAACGTTGGAGGTATGCCTTCAACACATCCAACAGGTATTGGATCAACTTCAAATCTTAAAATCAAGTCTTTCGATGATTATCAAAATAATTACGAAGACGCTGTTACATACAGATTAGCTGCAAGAAACCCAGGCAGTTATGCAAACGGAATGAAGGTTGCATACATTGACGGTGCTGCAGACCAACAACTTCATGTTACACCTCATGTGGTGGCAAACATTAGTGTTGGTATGGGTGTTACACAACCTATCAGTGGAACAATTGTTGGCCCTGGCACAACATCAACCGCAGATGGATACGTTCAAGGTATTGTTACTGGTGTTGGTGCAAGTACAGTTGATGTTAAAGTTGTAAATCGTGTTTCTGCTGCTGGAACAATTTTCCCAGTATCCTACACAGAAGATGGAATCTTCGCATTTACAACAGGAACAAAGACAAGTAATACATTACCTGGCCCTGGCGTTCTATTCTCAAGTAGTTCTTCAACTATCGCAGACCCTGATGCTGGTATTTCAACTTGTGCAACAGTCTTCCAAGTTGATGACTGGTATGATAATCAGTATATTCAATTAAGAAATGGTGCATTACAGTGGAAAGAGATTGCTGAGAAACCAGGCACAAGTGGATACGCTGCTGCAAGACAAGGTTCAAATGATGAACTTCATATTGTAGTTGTTGATGATGCTGGAAAAATTACTGGTTCTCAAGGTGCAATTCTTGAGAAGTTTACATTCTTATCAAAAGCAGATGATGCAAAGAACTCCTTTGGTGATAAAATTTACTATAAGGATCTTGTTTCAGAGAGATCTAATAATATCTTTATTGGAATCGCAACTGGAAACGGAGACATCGCATCAGGATTTACAACTGCATTTTCAAAAGTAAGTACAGCTCAAAACACTTGGAGTCAAGATGCACAGGATGTAGACTTCAACTTTGTAGGTAACAAACTTTATGAATTACAAGGTGGAAAGGATTACTCTGGTGTAAGTACAGAAGGTGGTTACTCAACATCTCTTGGAAACATCATCGGTGGTTATGAAATCTTTGAGAATGAGGCAGAATACGCAGTTAACTTCTTACTACAAGGCCCTGGCATCACAGGTAGTCAAGCAGAATCACAAGCAAAAGCAAACAAATTGATTGCGATTGCAGAGGCAAGAAAGGATTGTTTAGCAGTTATCTCTCCAAACAGAGAGACAGTTGTTAATGTAACAAGTGCGAAGACACAAACAACCAACGTTGTTCAGTTCTACGATCCAATTACATCATCATCTTTCGCAGTCTTTGACTCTGGTTACAAGTATCAGTTTGATAGATTTAATAATAAGTTCCAGTTTATGCCATTAAATGGTGACATTGCTGGATTGATGGCAAGAACATCTGAGGAACAGTTCCCTTGGTTCTCACCCGCTGGCCCTCAAAGAGGAAACATACTTAACACAGTTAAGTTAGCATATAATCCAAATAAAGTACAGAGAGATACTTTATACACCAAGAGAATTAACCCAGTGATCTTCTCACCTGGCGGTGGATTCCTCTTATTTGGTGATAAGACTGGATTAGCAATCGCATCTGCTTTTGACAGAATTAACGTTCGTCGTTTATTCTTGAACTTAGAAGCAAGAATTGAAATTGCTGCAAGAACGCAATTGTTTGAATTTAACGATGACATCACAAGATCAAACTTCCGTAATATTGTAGAACCATTCCTTCGTGGAGTTCAAGCAAAGAGAGGTTTATCAGACTTTATAGTTATTTGTGATGAAACAAACAATACACCTGATGTTATTGATGCGAATGAGTTTAAGGCTGATATCTTTATCAAACCAGCTCGTTCAATTAACTTCATCGGTCTTACATTCGTTGCGACAAGAACTGGAGTTTCCTTCAGTGAAGTCATAGGTCGAGTTTAATTCAATCCCACTAAATAACAAAAGGAGTTAAAAAAGAAAATGGCAATTTTACACGGAGAGAGATCTATAGAATCATTTAGATCTAAAATGACAGGTGGTGGTGCAAGATCAAATTTATTTGAAGTTTCAATTGAATATCCAGCAGAGTTAGGTTTAGATACTGATTCAAATGGAGCAAAAGCAAAAGGTGAGTTTTTAATTAAGGCTGCTGAAATACCAGCATCAAACTTAGGAAACATTCCTGTACCATTTAGAGGTCGTGTTCTTCCAGTCGCAGGGGATCGTACATTTGATCCTTGGACAGTAACAGTTATTAATGATACTGATTTCAAGATTAGAGATGCGATGGAAAGATGGAGTAACTTCATTAATGATGTTCAAACTTCTCAAGGTGAGGTTAATCCTGAAACTTATCAAAAATCTGCTACTGTAAAACAGTTTGGTAGAGGTTCTGGCCCTCTCAATCAAGGTTCAATTGTATCAGAAACTTCCGCAATTGAAGTTTTAAGACAATATGACTTTGTAGGAATTTATCCAAACGTGGTAAGTTCTATACCTCTTGATTATGGTGCAACTGATCAAATTGAGGAGTTTCAAGTAACATTTAATTACTTGTTTTATGAAGTTATTGGAAATGCTACTCAACCCTTAATATAAGTTGATTTTTATCACAGTTTAGGATATAATATAAATACCTTTAAAGGTATAAGAGTTATACTATGGCACAATTATTTGGTTTCTCGATTGATGATTCGTATAAGAAACCAGCACCATCAGTAGTCTCACCTGTCCCCAGAAATAATGAGGACGGTGCGGACTACTATTTGGCATCTGGGTTTTATGGTCAATATTTAGATGTAGAGGGCGTATTTAAAACCGAATATGATTTAATTCGTAGATATCGTGAGATGGCACTTCATCCCGAAGTAGATTCTGCGATAGAAGATATATTGTGCGAAGCGATAGTTGCAGATCAAAATGATTCACCAATTCAGATTGATCTAGAAAATTTAAAAGTTGGAGACAGAGTAAAAGATATTATTCGTGGAGAGTTTCAGTATATTAAAGAAATGCTGGACTTTGATAAAAAAGCACATGAGATATTTCGTAACTGGTATGTAGATGGAAGAATTTATTATCATAAAGTCATAGATATCGAAAAACCAGAGGAAGGAATTAAAGAACTTAGATATATTGATGCACTTAAAATTAAATATGTAAGAGAACAAAAGAAAAAAGGTGGAGCAAACGCAATACAATATGCGCCAGGCAATAAACCAGGCGGTAATGATGATCCAATCAATGCAGATTTTGAAGGGCTATCAGAATATTTCATATACACACCTCATTCATATCAGAAAAACCAATACGGATCTGTTGCTGTTACAGGTCAACAAAAGGATGCAGTTAAGTTTGCAAAAGACGCTATTGCATATTGCACATCAGGATTAGTAGATCGTAATAAACAAACTGTTCTTTCATATCTACAAAAATCAATCAAGGCACTTAATCAACTTCGTATGATTGAAGATAGTCTTGTTATCTACAGATTATCAAGAGCACCAGAAAGAAGAATATTTTATATTGATGTTGGTAATCTACCAAAGGCAAAAGCAGAACAATATCTTCGTGAAGTTATGGCTAGATATCGTAATAAGTTAACTTACGATGCGAACACTGGTGAGATTCGTGATGATAAGAAATATATGTCAATGATGGAGGATTTCTGGCTACCAAGAAGAGAGGGTGGTCGTGGAACTGAGATATCAACATTGCCTGGCGGACAGAACTTAGGAGAACTTACAGACGTAGAGTATTTCCAAAAGAAACTTTATCGTTCATTAAATGTTCCTGAGTCTCGTATGGCAGATAATAGTGGATTTAGTTTAGGTCGTTCATCAGAAATATTAAGAGACGAACTTAAATTTACTAAGTTTGTTGGAAGAATGAGAAAAAGATTTAGTAATCTTTTCCATGACATACTCAAGACACAATTAATTCTTAAGAATGTAATCACTCCCGAAGAGTGGGAATCTATGAGTGATCATATTCAGTATGATTTCTTATATGATAATCATTTTGCAGAACTTAAGGAAGCTGAATTAATGCAAGAAAGACTTGGACTCTTAGCAACTGCTGATCCTTACATTGGAAAATATTATTCCGTAGATTATATTCGTCGTAAGATTCTACGTCAAACTGATGAAGAATTAGTAGAACAGGATAAACTCATTAAAGCAGAAAAAGAAGCTGGTATTATTTTACCAACTGAACAAGAGATGATGTTGGCTGCTGCGGCTGAACAAGCGACTAAGGGAAATCTTGGAAAACCTCCAGCAGAACCAGATATTGATGACTCTAGTACAGAAGCTCCAGAATCGCCAGGAGCTCCCAAAGGTGGCGAGATATAAATAAAACATAGGTATAGGATTTTTATCTCATGGATGAATTAATGAACTTGATGATTGCGGATGAATCTCCATCTGAAATTAGTGATTCAATAAAAACCCAATTAATGCAAAAAGCTGCTGCAAGAGTTGATGCACTCAAGCCTGCGGTTGCAAATGCAATGCTTGGCTATGAACTTGAATCTGAAGAAGATGTAGAACCAGAAGCAGAAACAGTCGGTGAACTTGATTATGAAGAAGAAACCGAAGAGGAAGAGTAAATGGCACATCAACCAGTAGGTGATTCACAAACAATTACTACGTCTGGGACATCAGCAATGGTTCAATTTACCGTTCAGTCTGATACAGTCAGAGTTGTTCCAACAGGCAACAATGTTCATGTAGCAATCGGCACAACGGCAGTTGCTACCACATCTGATTATTTTGTTCCAGCTGGAACCCCTGCTACTTTGAACTTAGGTAGAGCGAGTTCAATGGGAATCGCTGATATTACAAAAGGAGCATCAACAGTTATTACATTATCGGAGGGAATGGGTAATCCATTTAAAGTTGATGATGTGTTAACTATTTCTGGTGTGACTGGAGTAACAGGATTTAATACAACCGCAAAAGTTGTATCAGTTCAAGAAGCTAGAACAATTGGTTACGCACAATTTGGTGCAAAATTAACGGTTGATCATGATAGTCGAGCTCTTAACTCAGACAATGCAGTGACAACCGCAGCGGAAGCGAGAAGAACTTTGACCGTTGCTGCAAGAACTGATACTGGATCAGGTAAATTATATGTTCAACAAGTTCAAATATCAGGAGTACAATAATGAAACTCATTACAGAAGAAATAGAACAGGTTGAAGTTATTGTTGAGAATCGCAACGGTAAGAAGAACTTGTTTATTGAAGGTGTATTCCTTCAAGGCGAAATCAAAAATCGTAATGGTAGAATGTATCCAATGGAAACTCTTGCTCGTGAAGTTGGAAGATATAACGAAAACTTTGTTGAGAAAGGTAGAGCTCTTGGAGAACTAGGTCATCCAGATGGCCCGACTGTCAATCTTGACAGAGTATCTCATAAAATTGTTTCCCTTAAAGAAAGTGGAAATAACTTTATAGGAAAAGCAAAGATTCTTAGCACTCCAATGGGTAAGATCGCATCTAATTTATTAGGTGAGGGTGTTAAACTTGGTGTTTCATCAAGAGGTGTAGGGTCTTTAAATAAGACTAACGAAGGATACAGTGTGGTAGGAGAAGATTTTACTCTTGCTACTGCTGCTGATATCGTTGCAGATCCTTCAGCTCCAGATGCTTTCGTAGATGGCATTATGGAAGGAAAGGATTGGGTATGGGATGGTGGTATACTTCGTGAGAGGATTGCAACTAAAACATACAAACGCATCAACACTCTAGTTGATCAAAACAAATTAGACGAAAAGAAATTAAGCGTCTTTGAAGATTTCTTAGCAAATCTTTAAATATATAAATAAAAACAGATTATACAAAGGTAATTCGGAGAGTTCAAATGTCCCGTGGGAAAAATTTACAAGAAATGGAGAACGCCGTAACCAAAGGTGCAGCACCCGCTGAGCCCATGCAATCCATGGCAGGCGTGAGCTATGAAGACCTCGGTGGCCCAACTCCAGAAAATAACAGACCAGATGACGATTCTAATAAATTAAAGGATCCAGCTGGTGAAGGTTCTTATGCAGCAAATCTCAAATCAGTAAAAGGTGTTATGGCTAAAACTAGTAAAGAAGAAGTCGAAACCGAAGAGGAAGTAGTTGCAGAAGATCAAACTTCTGAAGAGGAAGTAGTCGCTGAGGAAGAAGTTACTGAAGAAGAAGTAACTGAACTCCCAGAAATCACTGATGAAGTAGACATCGATGACGATGTTAATGCACTTCTCGGTGGTCAGGAACTTTCCGAAGAGTTTAGAGAGAAAGCTAAGACAATTTTCGAGGCTGCTCTAAAGTCCAAAGTTACCGAACTTAGAGAAGCCATGGAAGCTCACTACGAAGCAAAGCTCGTAGAAGAGGTCGAAGGCATGAAAGACGAACTCATCGAGCGTGTTGACTCTTACTTAGTCC